AGTTTCTGAGAACTATGAGATTGTGCAGTACATGGACATCGTAGATGGTGTTGAACAAGCTATCACGAGGTCAGGTATGGACTTAACTGATGCTGAGTTTGAGACTAATGTCTACGATGACGGTGCTAAGATAGAACTTACAGCTAGGTTCCCTGCACATGAGCAGAGCATAGGTAAGCTTGATGATACCGTTAAGCCAGAGCTAAAGTTTAGGACATCACAGAATAGGACATGGGCTAACAATATGATGGTTGGTCTATGGAGAAGTGCGTGTTATAATACTCTGGTCAATGGTGACAAGCTGGCCTACATCTATGGCAGACACACCAAGAACTTTAATGTGAGTGGGTTTGCTACCAAGATACAAAAGGCTGGTGAGTTTATAGCTGGTGAAGGTATGAATGAGATGCGTACTTGGTATGATACCAAAGTAACACGGGATCAAGCCATTAACTTGTTCACCAAAACACTGGCTCAACGTACTGATAATGTGAGCAGAAAGAAAGTAGCTAACAAAGTAATGCTATCTAATCTTATGAAAACATTTGATGAGGAGAGCCGACACTTACATGGTAAAGGAGCCTATGATAAGTATGGTAGTAATGATGGTGGTAGCTTGTGGACTGCATATAATTCTGCAACATGGTGGTCTACGCATGGTGAGACAAGACAAGGATCAGCCTTGCATAATGCCAAGCCTATCCGAGAAGAAAAGGTACGCAAGATGCTGAAGTCTTCTGAATGGAATGAATTGCTAGTTGCATGAGTGGACAGAGGAAGTTCATCAGGATGTGGGCAAGGACAGTAGGTATGCCTATCGGAGTAACTGATAGTGATAAGCCTGAGTTCTTGCCCATCACTCAAGCACAAGTCAAAAGAGCTTTGGCTATGCGTACTTTCTGGATTGTCATGCACATCGTAACATGTCTGATGATTATACTAGGAAACTGTAAAGTATTAGGATGGATATAATGAAGTGTTGGCATTGTAATACAGAATTAATATGGGGTGGTGATCATGACATAGATCATGAAGATGATACCTATGCTATGGTCACTAACCTGAGTTGTCCCAACTGTGAGAGTATAGTAGATGTCTACTATCCAAAGGAGAAAGAAGATGATATGTAAAGAATGTGGAAACAAAGATAATACAACGTCACTAAACGAGTTTAATAAACTTTTATGCGATGACTGTTACACCGAATACCGACACACCTTACAAAATATGTTTGATCTTAAAGACTTGTTTGAGGTTGACGATTTACTATGCAACATTAAAAGGAGTGAGATATGAACGACAAAGACATTAAGGAATACTACAAAAAATCAGGCTGGAACATGATGGATACTAAGGATGGTCACGCTTGGTTTGGTGGTAAAAGTCACTATTCGCTTGCTGAGTCTTTACCTGAAGAAGCAATGGAAGATTGTGAGTTTGAAGATATGGATTTTCTTGTTGTTGGTTGGAGGAAGTGCTAATGATTGAAGAAAGACTTGATGACAACAATGAGCAGAGAATTAAACTGTTCAAAGAGTGGTTACATCTATGCCCACATGGAGTTTTTCATTCTATAGAAAATGAATGGGAAGATATAGCTACACTAGGATTTACTGTAGACTTTGCACTAACAAGGAGAGAAGCAGATGAAACTGAGTGAAGTAAAAACATTTAGAGATCTATGTGCAAGCTTATTTGTGCTAGACTTTGAGCCAGAAGTACCCGAAAAAGAATGTCCTAGATGTAAAGGAACTGGTAAGATACCAGTACAACGTAAACGAAAGAGAGCTAGGACAAAGACAGGAAGGTACAAAGCAGACAACCCTAAGACTAAAGATATAAATGAGGCTTACGATGATACTATTTCATAACGATACTACATCAAGAGACTTTTATAAAGGTTTACAAAAAGCTAATGAAATATTAGCTGACATTGGTATAGAATTAGATTATAGTCTTATAAAAGGTGGGTTTTATCCCAACGGTGAGTACCCTTACACTATAACTGTGGAGAAAATAAAGGAGCTAAAAGATGACAACCAACTGGACTTGCTCTAACTGTGGATGCGTACATTGGGATGGAATCAAGCCTATCTCATGTATCATGTGTAACAATGATGTATTTTTAGATGGCCCTGAGAAATTTTATTCTACTAAAAAAATTCTAAATAAAAAGGAGACTGACGATGACAAAGATTAAAAAACCAGAGACACTTGTTAAGTGGGGGCATAAAGAAGTTACTGCCCTTGAATTGTTTGAAGAGTTAGATAAACTTGTTTGTGATCCTGTTAGAAATCTCTATGAATTAGATGGGGATATGTATCTCTCTGACTATCGCAAATTGTGTGATGCTCAGTGGCAAATTAAAGTAGCCTTAGATAAATATAAAGGAGAATAAAAATGTCTAAGTGGATTTGTGTAGACTGTGGACATGAACATGAAGGTGATGAAGCACCTGAGTTCTGTCCTGTATGTGGATCATCTGACTTTGAATTGGAGAATGAGAATGATTAAAGAAGGTAAAGTGTGGGGTCAGACTATCCCACTGCTACAATCACCAGCCGTAGAGATACACCGTATCAACGTAGAGATGGGTGGGTTCTGTTCTAAACATGCACATCAATCTAAGATCAATGCGTTCTATATTATCTCTGGTGAGTTAGAGATCAAACGATGGAAAGAATATAAGTTAATAGATAGTACACACTTATTTAAAGGTGATCTATCTATCGTACCAGCAGGTGAGTACCACCAGTTCCATGCACACCAAGAGACTGAGGCTCTGGAAATATACTGGACAGAGTTAAATCATAATGATATTATGAGAGAAAATGTTGGTGGTATATAGGAGTTACCATGACTTATATAATAGTTCAAGTTGAAGATCCTTTTGATATAGAAACAACTGCTGTCCTGCCTGACGAATCAGGTAAAAAAATAAATAAATTTAATTCTTTAGGTGATGCAAAAAAGTTTCTTATTGATATAGGTTTAGAAGATGAATTAGAATATGATGTTAGAATAGTGAGGTTACATTGAAAATATTTATTGCATTACTCATACAAATATTACTTTTAATTATGTTACCTTTATCTAGTAAAGCCAATGGTTTAGACTGTCTTATTGAAGCAGTATATCATGAAGCTAGATCTGAAAATATGATAGGACAGATAGCCGTAGCTAACGTAGTCTTACAAAGAGTAAGAGATAAAAGATATCCTGACACAATCTGTGAGGTTGTACATCAAGCAGAGAAATGGAAGGGTAGAATTGTGCGTAACCGATGTCAGTTTAGTTACTACTGTGATGGTAAGACAGAAAAGATGAAAGACTATGCATCACTGATGCGGTCAGCTAATATATCTAGTCTTGTCTTACAAGGTATAATGTTATATAGAACTATGGGAGCTACCCACTATCATGCTTATTATGTTAGACCTTATTGGGCTATGAAGAAAAGATTTAAAAAGTTAGGTCGAGTTGGTAGTCATATCTTTTATATTGACAAAGGTAAATGAAAGGAGTAGACTATGTATCACCCATTGGAAGTAGATAAACTACATAAGCACATTGAAATTTTAAAACAACAATTAGAAGAGAAAGAAAATATTATTAAAAAACTTAGGGAAGAGTTAGGTAGATCAGGTAAAACAACATGGGTAGAAGATGATGTCTAAAAACTTATGGCAAAAAGAGAGAAGAACTATTTTTAAATCTATACTAAAAGAGTATGAAGCAGAAGGCTATAATAAAAAAGAAGCTGGTCAACGAGCTAGAAAAGAAGCAGATGAAATTATGACAGAGAAAGAAGATTTTATTAACAACATATGGAATGAGTCTTATGAAGAAGAATAAATGGAACTTAGTTTTAATTAAGAAAGACAATGAAGTAGTAATAGATTCTTTTTCTACTAAAGAATTAGCTGAAGAAGAACTACAATATAGAAAGTCTTTATGTATTGCAATGGGATATACTCCTGACACACCTTATGATATTAGAAAAGCTATTTAAATTAGGAGATAAGTTATGATGCCAACTTACACAAAGGGAAGATGTCCTGATTGTAATTCAAGTGATGCATACACTACCTATCATTCTGATGGACACTCATGGTGCTACAGTTGTAAGACCTTTACCCCCGGAGAAAAACAAATGGAAACTCAAAAAGTTGTAGAGATTACTAACAATGCAACTTCAACATTAAAAAGTGTTGGTATTGTTGATAGTATATCTGAAAGAAAAATATCAAAAGAAACTGCAAGAGTGTACAACGCACAGATTAGAAAGACAGGTAGTATGACAACGCATCATATCTATCAGTACTTTGATGAGAACGGTGTACATATTGCTAATAAAGTACGTGAAGTACAGAATAAAAAGTTCTGGTCTGAAGGAAACCTTGCAGGTTCAGGGTTGTTTGGTCAGAATATATTTGGTAAAGCTGGTAAATATATCACAGTATGTGAAGGTGAGATAGATGCAATGTCAGCTTATGAATTGCTTGGTAGTAAGTGGCCTGTAGTTTCTATTAAAAATGGAGCAGCATCAGCACTTCAGAACTGCCGTGATTCGTTTGAGTATCTCAACAAGTTTGAGAAAGTTGTACTGTGTTTTGATAATGACAAGCCGGGTAGAGAAGCATCTCTACAGGTAGCAGAATTGTTTGAGCCGAACAAATGTTTAATCATGAACATGGAACTTAAAGATGCTAATGAATATCTCAAGACAAACCAACGTGAGAAATTTAACTCAACATGGTGGAACTCTAAGACCTTTACACCAGCAGGAATTGTAAACCTAGCAGACTTAGGTGAGAGACTGTACGATGAGAAGTATTGTGAGACAGTCTTATATCCTTGGCATGGTCTTAATGATAAGACTTATGGCATGAGAACAGGTGAACTGGTGTGCTTTACCAGTGGTGCTGGTATGGGTAAGTCAAGTATCATACGTGAACTTATGCATCATGTTATGTCTAATAGTCAAGATAACATAGGTGTTCTAGCAATGGAGGAGAACATTCGGAACACCGCATTTAATCTGATGAGTGTGGAAGCTAACCAAAGGCTCTACATCAAGGAGATCAGAGATAGATTTAGCAAAGAGCAACTGACCGAATGGCAAGATAAGACTATAGGTACAGGAAGGTTCTTTGCCTTTGATCATTTCGGCTCCATCTCCAACGATGAGATACTTTCCAGAGTAAGATATATGGCAAAGGCATTGGAGTGCAAGTGGATTGTACTGGATCACCTTTCTATCTTGGTGTCGGGCCAAGAGGACAACGGTGATGAACGTAAGTCTATAGACATTCTTATGACCAAGCTACGCTCCATTGTAGAAGAGACAGGAATAGGTCTATTACTTGTCAGCCACCTACGTAGGCCAGCAGGTGACAGAGGGCATGAGGATGGGCGAGAAGTCTCCCTGTCGCACCTTAGAGGGTCAGCTAGTATAGCTCATCTGTCTGACAGTGTGATAGCCTTGGAAAGAAATCAGCAAGCTGAAGATCCCACTGAAGCTAACACTACAATCTTACGTGTATTAAAGAATAGATACACAGGAGATACAGGTATAGCTTGTCGCTTGCATTATGATAAAGAAAGTGGTAGAATGACTGAGATCAATAATCCTTTTATGGAGAATGAAGAAGATGGTGACAGCAGTAGTTGATATAGAAACTGATAGTCTTGATGCAAGTCAGATACATTGTATCGTAGCTCGTAACTATTCTGATGGAAAAGAAAAGGTATGGGTTGGTGATCAGTGTAAAGACTTTGCATCTTGGTCTAAGATGATAGATAAATTTATTATGCATAATGGGATTAGTTTTGATGCTCCCATTTTAAATCGTTTGACAGGATCTAATATAAAGTTATCTCAAGTAAGAGATACATTAATTGAATCTCAATTATATAATCCCATAAGAGATGGAGGACATTCTCTTTCTTCTTGGGGTGAACGGTTAGGTTTTTTGAAAGGAGAATGTAATGACTTCAATACGTTCACTGAAGACATGCTTCAGTATTGTATGCGTGACACGGAACTTACTAGGAAGCTTGCTCATGAGTTGTCAGAGGAAGGGAAGATGTTTTCCTCTCAATCGTATGAACTTGAAAGTAAAGTAAGGGCTATCGTAGATCAACAAGAAAAGAATGGCTTTGCTTTTAATCTACGTGAAGCTATGTCCTTTCTTGCTGTACTAGAAGAAGAACAACATGACCTTGAGAATCAGGCACAAGAAATGTTTGAGCCAAGAGAAGTTCAGCTTAAAACAAAAGTAAAATATATTCCATTTAACATAGCTAGTCGTAAGCAGATAGCTGAAAGACTGATGGAACGTGGATGGAAGCCTAAGAAGATGACCGACAAAGGTAACGTGATTGTCTCTGAAGAAATCCTAGACACTCTTGACATGCCTGAAGCTAAGATGTTTAGTAGATACTTTCTACTACAGAAACGTACAGGTCTTATCAAAGCTTGGATAGAAGCTTGTCAAGATGACAATAGAGTACGTGGTAGAGTAATGACATTACGTACCATCACTGGACGCATGGCTCATAACTCTCCTAACATGGCTCAAGTGCCAGCAGTTTACTCACCGTTTGGTAAAGAGTGTCGTTCTTTGTGGACAATAAGTAATCCAGATACACATGTCCTTGTAGGTGCAGATGCGTCTGGACTAGAGCTACGATGTCTTGCTCACTATATGGATGATGCTAACTTTACACATGAAGTTCTCAATGGTGATGTACATACAGCTAATATGAAAGCTGCTGGTCTGACTGATCGTGATCAAGCTAAGACATTCATCTATGCTTTTCTTTATGGTGCTGGCCCTGCTAAGATAGGTAAAGTGGTTGGTGGTAATGCTAAGAAAGGACAGCAACTTATAACTAAGTTCTTATCTAACATGCCGAAGCTAAAGAAGCTAAGAGATAACGTAGCTGAAGCTTGTAAGAAGGGTACTATACCTGCTCTTGATGGTAGGTTATTACATATTCGATCAGAACATGCAGCAGTTAATACATTATTGCAGGGTGCAGGTGCTATCATATGTAAGCAATGGCTTGTTCATATCATGGAACGTGTACGTAAAGCAGGTGTAGATGTTAAGTTGGTAGCATCTATTCATGATGAGTACCAGTTTGAGGTAGCTAAGAAAGATGCTAAAAGATTTGGACAGATTACTAAGGATGCCATGAAGCAGACTGAACAAACACTTAATGTTAAATGTCCTCTTGATTGTGAATATAAAATCGGAACGACATGGAGTGAAACACATTAACCCATTACGTAACTCTACACTACTACGAAGTAGTAGTAGTGTTAGAGTTACTTATAATAGGAGAATTGGTATGGCTCATAACAATAGAGCATTTGACCGACAATCATATATGCAAAACGATGCGAGAGCTAAGAAGGCAATCGTAAACTACTTAATAAAAAATAATTTTACAGACGTTGAAGATAGAGAAGATTATTACTTTGACGTATCAGCTAAGAAGGATAAGAATTATTTCTTTGAAGTTGAAATAAAGAATCAGTGGGGTAATTACTGGCCTCATACATGGAAAGAAGTTCGTATTCCAGAAAGGAAAAGAAGACTAATCCAAAAGAAGAATAAAGAATTTCCCGACCACGAACTTTATTTTGTGGTCTTTAATACTGACTGTACTCAGGCTTGGTTTATAAAAGATGATACAGTTGATAGGTCTGACATAGGTACAATACAAAATTCAAAGAGGGTTGGGGAACCTCATCTGAAAGAACCTTTCTTTCATATACCTGTGGACGATGCTAAATTGATAGTAATGTAAAGGAACTAAAATGGTAAGACAAAAGAAGAAATTAATTTTATTGGGTGATAGTGTATTCGATAATAAAGTTTACATTAATCCTAATGAAAAAAGTGTGACAGAACATTTACAATCTAAATTAGATTCATCATTATGGGATATAACAGTTCAAGCTGTGGATGGCGCAACTACTGAAACTATTCAGCCTCAATATAGTAAAGCTGGTATACATTTATTAGATAATACTAACACAACTTTTGTTGTAAGTATAGGTGGTAACGATGCTTTAAATTACATTGATAGTTTAGATAAACTTAATTTAGAAATTCTATATGATATTAAGGAAAAGTTTTATTCTGATTATCGTACAGCTATAGATGAAATAGCTGAAACAGGACATCAACTTTATTTATGTACAATATATAATCCAAAGTTTTCTGATCCTATACTACAAAAGAAAGCAGAAGCTGGCCTATCAATATTTAATGATATCATACTAACAACAGCAAGTGATTTATGGGATGACTATGAACATAAGTTTGATAATGTTATGGCCTTTACTAAAAATGCTAAGTATCCTTTAATAGATTTACGTAACATATGTCGAGATGATAAGTCTTTTGCTAATGCCATTGAACCATCTGAATATGGAGGTGATAAAATAACTGATGAAATAATACATAAAGTACTTGACAATTAAATCAACTTGTGCTATACTTCAAATATAATCACAGTTGATTATTAATTTTAACTCATGTCACAATAGCGTGACGATAGACAAAGGAAATAGAAATGAACGATCCAATATATATTACAGGTAAATGCCACTATGCTTCCATCACTGAGCCTAACACAAAGTTTGAGCCAGTATGGTCAATTCAAATTGAAGTAGACGAGAATAACCGTTCAGTAATTGAAAGTGCTGGACTACCAATTTCCAACAAAGATGATGATCGTGGAGACTTTGTTACCATTAAGCGTAAGGTCATGCGTAAAGATGGTACTCAACGACAAGGGCCAATAGTAAAAGATTCCCAGAATAATAATTGGGATGGTAAGTTAATTGCTAATGGTAGTACAGTTAATGTTAAAGCTGTACCGTTTGAGTGGAAGTATGCTGGTAAGTCGGGAGTGTCGGCTGATCTAGCTGCTGTACAAGTTGTAGATTTTATTGAGTATACATCAGGTGCAGATAATGACTTTGAAGTAGTTCCGGGTGGTTATGTAACTGGAAATGCTAATCAAGAAGAAGTTCCTTTCGCCTCTTAATATAAACTAAGGGAGACTTGGGGGTGGAGTTTAGTTGAGTTTTCTCCACCCCATTTTTTTGCAATGAAAAATATTGAAACAATAGTCAATGATATTTACGATATCTTTTCTCTTGATCCTATTAAGATGGATGAAAAGGAAGTTGATAAACATATAGATAAATTCGGAGAGATGCTCAAGCTCCATATTAAAGCGTTTATGTATGAGCAACCTAGAACCAGAGGTAATTTAAGACTGTCTGCTATTGGTAAACCTGACAGACAACTCTGGTATGATGTTAATAGTAAACAAGAGATAGAAGATCTTAAACCTAGCACAAGAATTAAATTTCTTTATGGTTATATCTTAGAAGAATTACTTTTATTATGTGCTTCCATTGCTGGTCATGAAGTTACAGAACAACAAAAGGAAGTAGATGTTGAAGGTGTTAAAGGCCATCAAGATTCAATGATAGATGGTGTCCTTGTTGATTGTAAGAGTGCGTCAGCTTTTAGCTTTAAGAAGTTTAGAAATAATAATCTTCTTGAAGATGATCCCTTTGGGTATATAGGTCAGATCTCTGCTTATGCTCAAGCTAATAATGTAGATAAGGCAGCATTTCTAGTGATAGATAAATCTAGTGGTGAGATATGTCTTAGTCCTGTACATTCAATGGAGATGATCAATGCAAAGGAAAGAGTTAAATATCTTAAAGGAATGGTTGGAAATGATCATGTGCCTGACAGGTGTTATGATTCTATTCCTGATGGTGAGTCTGGTAATCGCAAGCTTGCCATTGGTTGTGTTTATTGTAGTCATAAGCGAGAGTGTTGGCAAGATACTAATAATGGTCAAGGACTACGTGCTTTTCGATACTCCAGAGGACTTAGCTATCTTACAACGGTGGCTAAAGAACCGAAAGTCGAAGAGGTAGTAAACTGGTAATGCATTGGAAATTTAAAACTAAACCTGACCTAACCAAGTTTGGTTTTGTCTATTGCATTACCAATCTAAAAACAAAGCAAGCTTATATAGGTTGTAAGCAATACTTTAACTATAAGAAAGGTAAGAAGAAAGCTGAATCTAATTGGAAATCTTACATGGGTTCAAGCCAAAACTTACTGGATGATATAAAAAAGTTAGGCAAGAAACATTTTAAGTTTGAGATGATAGCTGAGTTTAAAAATAAACGAAGCTTACGGTACTACGAGTGTTACTACCAGATGAAGTACAATGTTCTGTGTAGTACACTCGAAGGAACTGACACACCTGCCTACTATAATAATTATGTAGGTGGTAAATTTTATAGGCCAGTTGAAGAATATTATGACACATCTTGATAATCTTTTTGAACTAGGAAATGAAAGTTCTCTTTATGATTTAACAAATAAAGATTCACATCAGTCTTTATATATTGCTGTTGTGCTTCAAGCTTTGTTAGATTTATCTAAGCCTAAATTTGATAAAGAAAAAAGTAATATCCAAGTTCAAAGAGATCAAGCATCTTCATGGGTTTTTAAAACTGTTGGTGTAACCTGTCGAGATTTTGAAGAGATATGTTCTTATGCTGGTCTTGAACCAACAGCAGTACGAAAGGTAGCTTATACTTTAATTAACTCAAAGGATTCAAAGAATGTCAGAAACAGTATCAAAGCATTGCTCTAAACCTTTAGATAAGCAAGTGGGTGGTAATCATTATAAAGATTGTGGTATACAACCTGTGGAATATATACATGCAAATAAGCTTGACTATTTTGAAGGTAATGTGGTAAAATATATAACTCGACATAGAACAAAGGGCCAAGGTAAAAAAGATATAGAAAAAGCTATACACTATGCCCAACTTATTCTAGAACTAGAATACAAATAGGAGAAAGGAAACTCATGTTCAAATCAAATCGTAACCCTCAGTTTAGATCTAAGTTCAGTGAAGATATATTCAATGCTAAGTACGCTCATGAAGGCGCAGAAACTTTACATGAGTTAGCTTGCACTCTGGTTGAAGATGTCTGCCAAGATAATTTAAGCCGTGATGAAAAGGAAGAACTGATAGATCACATTTCTAATCTACGTTTCCTTCCCGGTGGACGTTACCTTTATTATGCAGGTAGAGATAAAAAGTTCTTTAACAACTGCTACCTTCTTAAAGCAGAAGAAGATACAAGAGAAGATTGGGCCAACTTATCTTGGAAGGCAGAGTCTTGTCTTATGACAGGTGGTGGTATAGGTGTAGATTATTCTGTATACAGGGCTGAAGGACAAACCCTGAAGGGAACAGGTGGTATAGCTAGTGGCCCTCTACCTAAGATGGAGATGATAAACTCCATTGGTCAAAAGGTTATGCAAGGTGGTAGCCGTAGGTCTGCTATCTATGCTTCTCTTAACTGGAAGCATGAGGATGTAA